GGCTGCTGTGATGCTGCCTTCATCTGTTCCAGTGCGGTATCTAACGTGCCTTCAATCGGTTCTGCTTGCTTAAACGCACCTATGCCGAACTTCATGACCTCTACCAGCATTGGTATCATCTCAGGTGACTCGCGGCCTACAGGTAATGCTTGACCTAAGAAGCCGCCGAACGCCTGTAGGAACTCTACACGGTTGCGCTTGTTCTGATCTTCATCCAACTGCACCAGACTGTCAGCCTCGACATCTATTCTAAAGTTAGCTAGTGGCGAGTCTTTAAGAAGCTCTATAGCCTGTGGTATCAATTGCTGATCTGCCTCAGACATCTGCTGTGCAGACGCATACTGCAATAGAGTCTGTGGCTGGAACTTGGTACACATGATCTGCGCTTTTAGCTTAATCAGGCTAGACGCAAACAATGCTACCTCTTCCTGCATTGCTCTTAATCTTAGCCCTGCATACTGGCCTTTGATCTGTTGAGCAGTTGCGGTCTCGCTTGCACTGGTCTGACCACGAATAATGTCAGATATGCCCGTTATCTCGTAAATCTGGCTCTTTATGTCCTCTCTTGCCCGGTAGCAGTTGATGAGCGTAGCAGCTATGACATCTAGCGGTAGGATGTCGATACTACCCTTTAAGCCACCCTTCTCACTGAATGCCATCCACTTATCGACAGGTATCAGAGTATTATTGTCTCCCTCTGTCAGTAGACGTTGTAGTGTTGGCTGGCTTGCGTCATATACTCCTCGTACCCTTAAAGCCTTGACCAAACCGTCAATTCTGTCGCTCAAAATGTCCAGCTCTGTAGCCTGATCTTGATACAGCACGAAGTCAGGTACAGGAACGAGTGAATCAGAGGTTAAAGTAGCGTACAAAGGCTTGCCACAAGGGAAAAAGCCTTCTACCTCGATGGGGTCATCACGCTCGTCTATGATGTAGTTGCTGTTCTTGCTAAACCAGTAGACCTTGCCGCTTTCCTTATCCCATAGCTCACATATCTTAGCGCGTGTATGCTCTTTGCTAGACTGACCGTAGGAAGTTAGTGTCTGTGGGCCGCTGTCAAGAGGTATCTTCTTTGCAGACTCCTCGCCAAAACGCTCTATAAGCGCCTCTCGCGTCATGTAAGCCCAGCGCCATACTACCGTAACCTCTTCCCATGTACGAGCTACTGAGTGACCAAAATCCTTCCAGTGAACGTAGTCTGTAGGAGCGCATTCGTACTCGATCTCTTCATAGGTTTCTGGGGTGTCACCTTTCGTTACATCCTTTTCATCAGCGTCCTCAGTAACCTGTAGCCCATCTTCTGGCATATCACGCTCAATTAGATGCGGCTCGTAGCGTACCCATGCGACACCACGACCGCCAAGAAAGCGATCCTGCACCGCGTTCTTCATAGTCGCTCTGAAGTCTGGGTAATGCTCAATCTCGTAGTCAATAGCTCTCTGAATGATCTGTGAGGCAACACGACCTACTTGGTCATTGTCTCCAAACCTTCTCGATACGTCAGCCATAGGCAGCTTAGAATAGACTGCTGGAATTAAGGTCTGTACGTTTGACCAGAGAATATTAAACTTTGCCGTCTCGTTACTGTTCTGGCTGCGGTTGTCATCTCTGTAGCGTTTGACGATCTTTGCAGAACGAGCCTCCCACTTCTTGAACTCGTTGTCGTATGCGCCGATTACGTTCAGATATTTCTCAATTGGAGTTTCGGTCATTTTCTGTCCTGTTTAACGTAGGGCGTTTTGCCTTGCCATCATTCGAGCTTTAGCTTGTTCAGCAAAGGTATCTAGTGACGGTTCTACTGCTGGTGCGCCAATTAATCTAGCTTTAGCCTGTTCACCGTATGTGTCCATTGCTTGGTATGCAGGGTTAGTTGCAGATAGAGCAGCAGACTGCTGTGGCGTAATCTCAACGCCATTGACCGTCTCACTCAACAAAGTACGCTTTGGCGTATAGGTCTGTAGTCCAGCAGCTAGTTGTTTAGGACTTGGCATTCTTATCTACCTGACATTTCAGATTTAATCCTGTCTATCCATACCTTCTGTGCAGGAGTTATCTCACCAGCAGATTGATCTCCCACTACGCCACGAGCAATTATTGTGCTTTGCAGGTGATGTAAGTTCTCTGGGTCTGCATATACAGTACCCTTAAACGGTGCTTGACTGGCTTGCGGTACAGGAAAGTCAAACTTGTAACCCTTGTCTCTCATGTACAGCCTTGTAGCCTCATTACCAGCAACGCTCCTCTGGCTCTCAGGACTCATGCCGCTAAAGGAGTTTAATATGATTCTACCGTCATCAGCAGCCATGCCTGTTACGTTAGGGTTTTGCTTAAAGTATGTATTCTCAGACTCAGATGGGTCGCGTATCTCATACCCATATACCTTGTCTCTAGCTTTCAGGCCTTCTGCGTATTGTTTAGGACTAGGCATTATGCTGAGAATATGCCTACAGCCATAACCTCAACACCTGCTCCTGTCGTTACTTTCCATGCACCAGTAGTAGATGCAGCGTTGATCTCGATATTGTAGACATTGATACCTGTGCCGCATGATGCAGGTAGCACTGTATGGGTCAATATGCCTACGCCTGTTCCGTCCACTAGCACTACATTGCCTGTAGCAGCGGTGGTGACTGTACATATTAGTCTGTGGATGTAGTCACCTATTGCGCCTGTGCCGCCTAAAACCTGTGCTGTTTGACTTACTGCAACGTGTTCGTGCTGGTATCTAAATGGTGATTGTATGCTCATATTCTGCCTCTCTTAGGTTGATTTGCTTGCGCCCACACATCGTTAAGTGTTGCTGTGTTTTGCTCTCCTACCATCAACGGTTTAGCCGCATCAGGCTGTCTGACTCGCGGCTCTGACCGCCATGCTATTGATAACATTCGGAAAGCGTCTGCCGGATGACTACACCAGTCATGTCTTGGTGTCTGCCGAAACGCCTTCTTGTCCTCATCATACTCTCGTTGGTACTGGCGTAAAGCCTCGATACCTTCACTGCACTTGTCTGCATCAAACCAGCACTGCGGCAAGACTTTACGAACAGCCTGTATACCGTCTTGTACTGACAGATCTGGCACGATAGCTAGGCTATTGATGCCAAAATGTACCGCCAACTGCTCGATTACTGACTTACCAGCAGCCGCCAATGTCTTAGCTCGTGCATCATGCGGCAGGTGGTGCTTACCGAAATTATACGGCCTTGACAGGATATTTGCAGCAATTTCATCAATATTAGCACCAGAAACGGCGTAATAATCAATTATATGTACTTCATCGCGAATTACTTGATAAAACCAGACTGCCGTATCATCCCTATAACCAAGATCGAATGCAGTGTGGACAGGCACGTTATTGTCGTAATGCACCCGCGTAACGCGCCCTTGCTCCGTAGCCTCACGCATCTCTGTACCGTAGTACGCTCCTAGTATTGCCGCCTCGAAGCTACACTCATACTCTTGCATATACTGGTCAGGTGACAGTTGAGCCTTAGCAGCTTCAAGTTCGCCCTCTGGCAATAACTTGGATACTGATGCTGGCAGGTTTAAGCAGAACCACTCGCTAGGTATTTTTTGAGCCGTATTGTATATGTTCCAAAACTGATTTTTACCCTTCGGAGTGCCGCCAAAGACGCACCATCCTTGCTTGTCTGACAGCGCAGGTCTAATGACGTTACCAAATACGCTAGGCTTAAAATCTCCATATTCGTCCAGATAAACGCCATCAAATCCCAAACCTCTCATGGCATCAGCATTATCAGCTCCGAATAACCGTATCCTAGCTCCGTTGACTAGCTGTACATATAGATCAGACTCGTTCTTCTCTACAGCAGTGGTCGAGGCAAGATACTTTAAGTATTCCCAAGCGATAGTCTTAGCTTGGCTTCTATATGGACTAATGTAGGCGTATTGCGATCTGGGTGTCTTGTTAGATAGAGCAGCCCTGAGCATATCGGCGATTGCTGCTATAGTCTTACCTGCTCTCCGGTGAGCAACTAGACAAGCCCATCGCTGGGTGCGATTGTGGAATGGCTTAAACGCTTCTCTAGCTTTGTAGGGTATTTGGTGTTCTATTTTCATGCAAGCCAAGTAAAGGTATGTTCTTGCACTCCTCCATCTGCACCAGTATGTTCTAGCTTCTGTGTCTCAGCCCACTTCATCTGTGTCTTGCTCCACCAGATCATAGCGGTTACATCTCCACCAGCAGCCTTCTGAAATAAGGTCTGGCCTATCTTAGAGTTAGCCTTTGCTTTGCCTGTTACTAGCTCGCGCTTAAAATGCTCTCGTAGAGTGTCTAGGTGTATCCCGTCCCTAACAAGCACCGCTATATGGTCTTGTGGTAATCCGTAGCCAGCCATAGCCTCTACACTCTTGCGTTCTTGCTCAGTAGGTACGAACTGTGGCCTACCTGACCCGGCTCTCTTTCCACCGTTCT